ATCACTATGGCCGCGAGGAGTACGCGATCGAGCGCGATCACAGGCATCTCGTTGCGCTGACCGAATCCGAGCAAGCGATTCTCGATCACGCGCTGGCCTGGGAGCGGGCCGAGCTAGACGCGCAGGACCGGCACGATGACGACGGCAAGGAGGCGGGACGATGACGATCGAGCTACTTCGCAAGCTAGCTGAGAAGGCGGCATATATCTACATGAAGATACCGACAGAGCATATTCTGTATGATTTGTCATATACCCTATGGAATTCTCTTGAGAAGGAACTAACGGCAGCAGAGATCAAGGAGGCAGAATGAGCGATAAGACTCTCGTGCAACACATGGCCGAAGTGATGGTTGAAGTTGGCTATGTCCAGAAGGACGGCAAGCTGGATGCATTCCCTTTCTACACGTTCGCCAGCGCAGAAAAGGTTGCTGACAAGGTTCGCTCCGCTTTGAGCGAGCGCGGGATAGCGGTCTGTGGCGATTGCGAGCTAGTGGCCTCAGAGATCATCAAGACAGAGAAGAGTTCCCGCCATCTCGTGCTGGTGAAGCATACGCTTACCTTCACTGACGGCACTGATTCGCTATCGGTGTCTGCTATCGGTGAAGGAATGGACTCGGGAGACAAGGCGGCGCAGAAGGCGAACACCGTAGGCGTCAAGTATTGTCTAGCGAAAGCATTCCTAATCTCGTGGGGTGACGATCCTGAAGCGGGACCACAAACGAATCTTGGCGGAATTGCGCCCGGTGAGAATGAGAAACTGCCAGAATGGCTAGAGAAATGTGAAAAGGCCAGCAATACGACCGCCGAGAAGTTCGCTCCGTGGTGGAAAGCAAACGGAGATCAGGTCAAGAAGGAATGTGGGCAAGAGGACGCCGCTCGTGTTCATGCTTCGTATGCAGCTTACCTCGGACGCCTGATAGAAGAGGCCGCTAATGCCTCAGATTAATTGCGTCCAATACTCGGACGAATGGTGGGAGGCAAGGCGCGGCCTTCCAACCGCATCCCGGTTCAGCCAGATCGTTAAGGGAGACGGAAGCCCATCGACGCAGCGGACTGCATACCTCTACGAGTGCGCAGCGGCTCGGATCACCGGCATCTACAAAGACACGTACAAGTCGGCGGCGATGCAAGAGGGCAACGACCGCGAGGCACTGTCTCGGATGATCTACGCGATGGAACATGAGATTGCCGTGGATGAGGTTGGCTTCTGTGTCAGCGAGTGCGGTCGCTGGGGAGCAAGCCCGGACGGATTGATAGGTGACGACGGGGTGCTGGAACTAAAGAACCCGGAGGCACATACTCACATCGGATACCTGTTGAAAGGCGATCTACCATCCGACTACGTTCAGCAGGTGCAGGGAGAGTTGTTCGTTGCCAAGAGGACGTGGGCAGACTTCTGTTCCTACTCGCCAAAGTTGCCGCTGTTCGTCCTGCGCGTGTATCGCGACGATCTGTTCCTGGACAAGCTAGAGAAGGAACTGATAGTGTTCTGCGAAGAGTTGGATGAAGTGTGTGCGAAGATTCTCAAGGGGGCGTGATGAGCGAGTACGGAGACTTCTGCCGAGAGCAACGCGAATCTAGGCGGCGTAACAAGTCAAGGCATTCGCAACTGTGTTCAATGTGCGGGACGACCGTGTGGGACACAGAGAGGGAATGCCGCTACTGCGGCAACCCTAACTATTCCTACGATCCAAGGCGGGCCGCGCAGATCGACCAGAAAGAGGTTCAGCGCTTGTTGGGAAATAACAAGGAGGAATGATGTCTCGTTTCGTTGCAGATCATATTGAACTGTACGATGAATACATTACCAATCAGCCACTAATCGGCGCAGGCCGCTGGAAGAGGACAAAAATCCCAGATCCCAGCATTCCGCCGACTGAGGCTTACTTATTCTGTGCCAAAGTCTCTTCTTCTGGGAGGCGCAGGAGATTTATTGAAACCATAACTGGAGCGACTAAAGCAGAGATGGTTTGCGCCATCGCCACATTCGCGGAGCGCTCTGATGTTGTGTTCATTCCAGGCAAAGAGTCGCAAGGAGGTAAGCGTAAACGTCACGCTCTATCGTTTGGGAGAGAAGTCGAGGCAAGCAAGGGGAATGATGAGGGGCTTTCTTGATACGGCCGGATTTGTTGTGCAGAACGGCAAGATAACATGGGCTGGCGTTGGCATTATCTTGGCTGGCATTGTGGTCTTGATCATGGTTGCTATTACTGGGCATAGGAGACGGAAGTGCCGCCATACTGGTGTCCGAGTTGCGGCCTGGATGGAGAGGTAGAGGAGGCGTGATGGACAGACAGCGAAGGAACATTCGCCCAGAGTTTACCAAGGATGATAGGGGATTCCACGTCGAGGCGTGGTACTTGGTTGACACGGAAGAGTCAAAGGGCGATGCTCTTATCGAGATTAGTTACAACGGCGAGATTGTGCGGGAGTTTCTATTCCCATCCTACAAGATATGGAATATCGCGGCACATTTCTCTGACATCGTTGATGGAGAACTGTCCAAAGATGACAAGGAGCGTGGCTATGCGATGGCGGCCTCGACCGACTTAGGTGGATATGTTGTCATGAAGGAGGCGTGATGCCAATCCACGTCATAGAGACTGTCACCTGCGCAGCGTGCGGAAACTCATGGACCCGCGCCCAATATGACGCCGAGATGGTAGCGGCATACCAGCTCGATGACATGCTGGCCGATGTGCCGTCATACTGGTGTCCGAGTTGCGGCGAGGCTGGCGAGGTAGAGGAGGCGTGATGGTCGAGAAAGTAGAAACGAAAGCATTGGCAAAGTTGGGAAGAAGACTGGTCGATGTGCATGTTGAAGCGCATCCTCCACGTTGGGCTTACGGATATAGCAGAGATCAAGAGAAGATGGCACAGAGCCTTGAACAATGGGCGAAGGAATTGGAAGAGTTTATCCGAGATCACCGCTCTCAAGATAGCCTTGGATTGAGCGTAGTTCGTGACGTTCAGGAAGTCTGCTCTCTCTGTGGCCGTCCGTGGGAAATTATGGGACCAGATGACGATGTCCCTTATCCGGCATGCGCGTGGTGTGGAGAACAGGTTGAGGTGGCGTGATGCGCGTTCTGGTAGCTGATATCCTAGCCAAGATCAACGACCTTCCAGCGGACTTCCGTGACCACGTTCAGATTGACCCTGAAGACAAGAGCCTCGCCTACGTCACATCGTTCACGTCCGAGGACGTATACACCGTCCACATCAAGCCGCACGTTGACGATCCTGGCGACAAGTCCATCCTGAACACGACGTGTCCGTGTGACGCGCGGGTGCTATGTCGACACGTGACCTCGTTCTATGCCAAGTCGAAAGGATTGGGGCCACAGATCAACTCGGGGCCGGAGATAGGCCCAATACATGTCGAGGAGCCTAGCGACCGTCTAAGAGGCTTGACGCTGAAGGCGATTGACGCGGAAGTGACAGCGCACGAGGCGCGGGTTGAGTTGTTGTTGGAGGTTGAGCGGATAGCGAGGAGGGCGGGGTGACTAAAGAGGATCAAGTAACCGGGGGAATCGTTGTTGATGAGGAAGATATCTGTGGAATTTGTGGATTGCCCGGCGCGGACAAGATGCCTCACCCGTGCCATTGGCCGGGGGAAATGATCCCTGACACGCGCCTCGTTCATGCGTCCTGTGAGGAAAGCGAATGCAAGCGGGCACATGGAGAATTGTCTGATAGTGAACGCAAGGCTTTCTTGCGGACGATCTAATGGTTTAGTTGTTGTTGGAGATTGAGCGGATAGCGAGGAGGGTGCCGATGAAGAGAGATCCGTCGAAACCATCATTGCACTTGTCCAAAGAATGGCTTGAAGAAGAACTTGTCGCCAAGCGGAGGACGCTCAGGGACATCGGAGAAGAGTGCGGTGTGTCACGTGAGCGTGTTCGTCAGGTAGCAAAGAAGTTCGGCATCGTCAAGCCGAGGAAGCAAGATCTGATTGACATAGACTGGCTAAGACAAGAGCGTGACGTGAAACATAGATGCTATGCTGATCTTGCTGTTGAACTAGGCGTTAGCATCACAACTGTCGCAAAAATATGCCACTATTATGGCATTGCTGCTCCTCCTAGGCTAACCCCAGAAGAAGTGTTGGCTCACAGCAGGGACCAAAGTAAGAGATACTACCACCGAATGTATGAGTCAAGTCCCTCCTTCAGGGCAATGAAGACAAAACGTGCTCTCCAGTGGCAGGCGGCAAATCCCGAGAGGCACAACGCCTATCAACGCGAGTATCGACGCCGCAAGAAAGCTGGCTTGGATTCGGAGGCGGGATGAGCTATAATCTAGAAGCGGGGCGGCCACCCGGCCTTCCCAGGCCGTCTGCTATAGGCGGTCGCCCTTGCAACCTAATAGCAGAGGTGATGTAAATGGGAACAAAGAACGAACCATCAATGCGCGAAATCTGGACGCCTATCCCTTGTTACGAAGGCTTCTATGATGTGAGCAATCATGGGCGGGTTCGCAGCAATTACGGGGATACTGCTACGATTCTGAAATGCACACCAGACAGGGATGGATATGTGCGTGTCGGCCTCCACAAATACGGCGTGCCGAAGACGTTCACTATACATAGTCTTGTTATGGCTTCTTTCGTCGGTCCTCGTGCTGGTGGAATGGAGACAAACCACAAGGACGGAAACAAATCAAACAATCATATAACGAATATAGAGTATGTTACTAACCAAGAGAACGTTGATCACGCGGTAATGATGGGGCTGCACGTTCGTGGTGAAATGGTTGGCGGCTCCAAGCTAACTGAATCTGATGTTCTCGATATATGGACGTCGCTTAGTAGCGAACCAAGAAGGTCTATCGCAAAACGGCACAATGTCAGTGTCCGGCATATTGGACACATTGCGACACGCAAGAAATGGGCATGGTTGACAGGTCCGTTGGCGGCGAGTGATGCCTAAGCGATTCACAGACTCAGAGAAATGGAAAGATCCTTGGTTCCGAAAGCTCACTCCAACGGCAAAACTGATGTGTCTCTACCTGTACGACCGCTGTGACATCGCCGGATTCTGGGAGATTGATCTTGAGGGCGCAGCGTTTGAGATAGGCGTGTCTCATCAAGACATTCTAGAAGCAATGAAGGGGCTTGAGAGGTGCTACGAAACGAACGGGGATCGCGTCTGGGTCAAGAGGTTCATTCGCTTCCAAGGCAACAAGGAACTCAACGAGAATAACAAGGCTCATCAGGGGATCATCCGATTGTTAAGAGAGCGTGAAGGCTTTTCAGAGAATGTTTCTAGGGTGCTGAATGGGATTGACTTGCCAAGCCCTTATGAAGGGGCTTCTATGCCCCTTCTTAGGTCACAAGGTATAAGTAAAGGTATAAGTACTGGTAAGGGTACAAGTATAAGCCCAGAAGAAATGACGAAAACGATGTCGAAAGAAGATCTCTCAACCCTCACCGAACACTACGCCACAATCCGAGGCGCACGACCTCGCGGCAACGCATGGCTACCAATCCAGCAAGGCATGAGGGCGATGGTTGTTGATGAGGAGTATACAGTCGCGCAGATAACTGGCTGCATGGATCGCCTTGTGGAGTGGGGCGTGACGTGGCAGGTCAACACGGTGCGACGATGGATCGCAGACTATGCGGCGGGGAAGATGCCGAGCAAGAATGGCGGGGCCTCGCTGATGACGACAGGCGGGCGCAGAGCGGAGGTATACGAGACTTCATTCGCGGCCTCTGATGAGAGGAGACGAGCGAAGAGGGAAGCGATGAACAAGGAGGCGAACGATGAAGACTGATGCGATTAGGGAAGGGATCGACTATCTTCGCGGGCAATTTAGGAAGCCTATTCACTATCGCGATATAGCGAAGGTTGTCAAGAATGGGTATCCAGCACACCCAGATGCAATGGAAGCTGAACTCGCTGCCCTGGAAACGGATAACGCGGCGATGAGAGAGGTGCTGAACAATTTGTGCTTATCTGCCGATGCGCTCCAGTGCAAGTACGACCAAGAAGATTCAGACGTGATTGCTGTCAGGCTGGATCTAGACGAAGCCGATCTTGTCCTCACCTTACCCACAGACAAGGTGTTGGTGGATGTCGAGAAGCTGCGGGAGATAGTGGATACGCTTGGCACTGTTGTCCCATCTGATCAAAATGCCATGATAGCGTGGGCGGTCAAGTCGGGCAATGCGGTGTATACTCACGCCGGGGCTGCCTATTACAGCCTTATCGCGTTGCTGAAGGATCACAATGAGAATTGACTTCCGCGACGCCTATTGCCGCTGGCATATTCCTGTCAGCAAGCCGGACGAACCGCGCCTGCCTGACGAATTGCACGTTGAGGCTAAGACGAACGTGGTGCGTAAGCAGTTGAGGGCGGCGATAGGGCAGATTGTGAGCACCGATGGCCACAGCCCGACGCGCTATAAAGTGGAGCGAGAGGTTGATGGCGTATTCGTCCTGACGAACGCAAAGGGGATGTGAGATGAACAAAGCTGAGTGGGATGCGATGAAGCGGCGAGACAAAGATGCAATCGTTGCGGAGACAGTAATGGGATGGATGAAGCTTAACGAGCCAGAATTCCTTCCGCCCGACCAAGAAATGGATTGGTGCAATTCAAATGGCTATGCGACTGTACTGCCTATGTTCACCACCGATCGTAACGCCTGTGTTTTGGTGTTAGATGAGGTTGAGAAGCGAGGATTGAAGCATCGGATCCTGCATGTGATGAATGAAGCGGATCGTCCGGTTGGAGAGTTTGGCGACATGTGGTTTGGGTTTCGCGTCGATCCCGGCACAATCTGCTACTGCGCTATCAAGGCGGTTGAAGATGAGCCAAAAGAGTGACATCCTCGCAGCACTGAAGAGCGGCGAATCCCTGACGCGGCTGGACATCCTAGATCAGTTCGGCTGCATTGAAGGAGCGGCGCGGATCACCGAACTGCGTCAAGACGGCTGGCCGATTGAGACGGAGACGCTGCACTGGACGACCGAGCGAGGTGTGAAGAAGTCATGTGCCCGGTGGAGCCTGGACAAGACGGGGCAGCTGTCGCTTGTTTGACATTTGGCGCGCAGTATGATATGATGTGTCATTGATCTTTGACAAGATAGAACGGCGGCGGCGTGGAAAGCAGACACGCTAAACGGAGTGTGCCGTGGGCCAATGGCGACAGTATTCACGGTCGGGGCTGTATGTATAGCGTAAGACAGCTAACTGTCGCATAGCCGGAGTAGCGCCCGGCCCGTCGTTCGATACATGGTGCGGCTGTGATCCTAGCGGAGATTCCAGGACATAGCTACCACAGAGAGACCCTTCCGAATCCTGGTCGTGGGGGGGGAGAATGTGGATTGGAAGCAGCCGCACCACCAAGAGGAGGTATCATGGAAGCAACACACGATGAAACACTGCTCTACTCGCTGCGGTGCTCAAAAAAGAAAGACTCGGACATTATCGCGTATCTTGAGGAGCAGAAGCGCGGCGAGGCCACGAGCATGAACGCCGCGATGAAGCGGGCGATTCGTGCGCAGATGAAGGCAGAGGAGGAGTGATGTCAAGAGCGATCTTCATGGACGCGCTGACATTGGCGTGCAGTGAAATAGCAAATATTACAGGATCGTGCCCTAGCGATACTCACGATATTGATCCTTGGGAAAAGCCGTGTTCTGAAGTGTGCCACATGTATACAGACCAGATGGATACGTGTTGGTTCCAATACTTCGTGACGAAATGCAGAGAGCAGGTGTCAGATGCCAGTTAGCGCCGAAGCAAGGAGGAGGAATGAAGAAAGATAGAGAATGCCACATTATGGAGGCTGTTGTAAGCCAGCCCGTGTTTAACGCCAAGGTGATCCAAGTCATCGAATCGAACCTTGATATGAAGGGCGACGGAACAGACGGGAATCCCTATCGTAGGATTCAGCAGTATTTCTCTCTTGACGGAAGGCTTCTATTCGAGAGAGATCGCTGGAAAGAGAGCAACGATGCCAGTAAGTGACGCAGCGCGGAAAGCCGTAATCGAAGCGAGTGGCGGGCTATGCGAGATATTCCACGACACGCCCATTGAGGGCTCGATGATAGTACATCCCAGACATCAGGGAATGGGCGGCGCATCCGAAGACTCACCCTGCAACGACCCGAATGTGTTGCTCTATGGATGTTTTGCGTGCCACGATCTAGTAGATGGCCGCTCTAAGCACGCTCCGCTAGTGATCGCTAGGTTTGACCGCAGAGAACGCTTGCTAGACATCATGGACATCGAGCGCCGTCCGATACCGCATGAGCAAATCTTCTTCCATCAGTGGCCGCTATGGAAGGCTGCCATTGATGAATATCCCCAGTTGGTTGACGCGCTGCGCCGGCGGAATGAAGCCGAGTTCGACCTTGCGAAGTCGCTTGCCTTCTTTCGTCCGGGGAAAGGCCCTGAGCTGTTCCGGGTTAATCAGGAGATTAAGGAGATGGGCACGAAGGCGGACTTCAGAACGTTTCTAACCCTCATCGGCGTGACGTTCTCTGAGGCTACTGAGCTGATGCCTATTGGAGACTGGCTGAATACCGAGGACATGAGTTCGGCAAGAGGCATTGACATAAATGCGATTGATGCTTTAAGGAAAGCTCCGGATGAAGAAGTAGAACGGCTGCTTGGATTAGCAGAGCGGTTGCCTGATTTCTGGAAGGCGGTAGAAGAGATGAGGGGGAAGAAGAGCGGCAAGAGATCCCACTACATGACTCACGACCCGAAGACGGGCGAGCTTGAGGATATCGGACTACATGCAGCTACACCGGATATTGAGAAAGCGTTTAATCTCATTAGAGGACACACCGTGAGGCCAGCGAGCGAGGAGAATTACGATGCCATTTAAAGACTCTGAGAAGCGCCGCGCATGGCAAACCACATATGATGCTATGCACCGCGAGGATAAACAGTCGTATCGTGAGGCTCGTAAGGAAGAGAGAAGAGCCTATAACGCTGCTTATGTTGCCGCCCATCAGTCAGAGCAGAGAGCAAAATATGCAGCTCGACGCGCATTGAAAGCAGGCGCACTAATCGGCGCAACTCTCAGCCAGAAAGCCGAGATCAAAGCCATCTACAAACGAGCCAAGGAAGCGCCACGAGTTCGCTGCTATCTGTGTGGAGAGTTGATTCCTTTGGGAGAGAGACACGTTGACCACATCATCCCCTTTGCCAAAGGCGGGAAGCATACGCCGTCCAATCTGGCAGTAGCATGTAAGATGTGCAACCTAAGCAAAGGAAGCAAATTGCCAAGCGAGCTAGGGTTGTTGATATGACCTTATCAAGGGGCGGATCGTGAAGGGCGGCAAGGGGGAAGCATGAAGCTAATAGGAGTACCGTGCGCGTGCATGTTTATGCGATTTGCGATAACTAAAGGTGATGTGGTTGTTGGAACGGCAACTGACGGAGAGAAGTCTATCCCGTTCGTTGGTGTCGTTGGGGCTGGAGCAATCGAACCGTTCCAGTATTGCCCGTGGTGCGGCAACGCTGCGATAGAAATCAAGGAGACTGAGTAAAGGAAGGTGAGGGATGAAGGAATGGCCCGATTTGACGGAAGCCGCTGAGTCAATGGACGAACTCGGTGACGTACTGCGAGCTATCGTCTGCCCGCACTGCGGGTATCTGCACTGGGGCGCTGGGGCGCGTCGGCACATCAAGAACGGATATCGCAGACGGTTGCGGCGGAAGGCGCGGAAAGACGATACTCGTGAATCGAGTTGAGGTTGGGGGGTTGAGGATGGGCGAGCATAGCGACCGAGAATGGCTAGAGAAGAGGATGAACGAGCAAGAGAGAACGGATAATCCCTACCGTCGAAGAGATGGATTGGAGCCAAGAGCCTGCCCGTTCTGTGGAGGAACTGAGTTCGCCGTTCGGAAAGTGGGCGAGAATGACAGGCAAGCATGGCTTGGTGCGTATGTTCATTGTGCCGGATGCCCTGCCAATGTGTATGGGTTCCCGACTATCGAAGCTGCTGTAGAGGCGTGGAACAAGCGGATAGATGAAGAAGATTGCGGATGCGAACCCACCGGCGTGGCCGAAGCGACTGACGCGATGTTCAAGGCGCAGAAGGATGGGAAAACGGCGTTTGGAAAGAAGACTCTCATAGGCGAACCATGCTCATGTCGCGGCATGACTGATGCGATAACGCGCGGGTTGGCATCGGTTACAACTGTAAGATTCGAGGGTAAGAGGTCACCGGCAGTTGGCATAGTGACTCATCACGAATTCAGCCCGTTCCAATGGTGCCCGTGGTGCGGCAACGCTGCGATAGAAATCAAGGAGGTTGAGGATGAATAAGGACGGAGGACTGGCGTTCTCGGGACAACGGTACGAGGAAGTGGAGTTGGCAAATGGAGACATAAAGATGGAGCTGGTTACCTATTCTGGCATGTCTCTACGCGACTGGTTTGCGGGCATGGCATTGAGCGGATACATGGTATCTGACTTGGCCGTTAACGGGCCAATGGCGGCGCAAATGTGCTATGAGATCACCGACGCGATGCTGGCAGAGAGAGACAAGGAGGCCAACAATGACGAAGAACGAACTTGAGGTCCAAGTAGCAGACCAACAGGAGTACATCGCCCGACTAGAGGCGCTGCTTCTACCATTCGAGGCGTTTAAGCCACACCTGAAGGCGGCTGAGGTGCAACGACGGGCGGCGGTAGACATCGGAATCAACACGGCGCGGCTGAGATCGGTCGTTGAACTGTGCGATGAGATCCACGCGCGAGAGAATGCGAAGGTGGTGACTGAGTTGGAGGCGGCTGATGACGTGTGATGTGTGCGGCAAGGAATACGGGCCTTACGTAATCGTCTTCTCAGGACGCATTGAGCTTAGGGGCGCTACGCTGACCATTCAAAAGGGCGACGGAGAACTGAAAGGGGGTAGCGCGAATGCGTGCCGCAAGTGCGCTGAGAAATCCATAACCGGGCAGATATGTGGCGGCTCGTTGAAGGCTGAAACTTCATCCTAGATGAGGGATGAGGTATAATGGGGCGGCAGATCGTGAATGCGAATCGTGATATGATGGACAGGTGATAGCATGGCAGGACTAACAGCGAAACAGGAATCCGCGTGTCTGAAGTATCTCGAATGTGGAGACAAGAGCGAGGCTTACCGCCATGCGTACAACACTTCCAACATGAAGCCTGAGACAATCAATCGTAATGCTCACGCGCTGTTCAAGAACAACAAGATAGCAACAAGAGTCGCAGAATTGCAGGCTAAGATCGAGAGGCGCACTGAGATAACCGTTGAGAAGATCCTCAAGCAACTAGAAGAGGACCGTGAGTTTGCCCGTCGATTAGCCAACCCATCGTCCGCTGTGCGCGTCACAGAGCTGCTAGGCAAGCACCTTGGGATGTTCGTTGATCGGTTCGAGGGCAACCTGACAGTGAAAGGCCCGTTGGTGATCGTAAGGAAGAGCAAGGAGGGAGAGGATGGAGCTGTTAGCGGGTGAAGAGCAAGCGAAGAAGCAGATTGGACAACTAATGTTTGAGTGTGTGCGTCACGGCGCAATCACTTTTGACGAGCTGCTCTATCTCTTCTCAGACATAGCAGAACTTACACGGCGTGGTATTAGCGGCGCGATGATCGGGAAGACGCTACGCAGCATGATATCGCCCCCGATCGATTCGTCTGAGTTGCTGGCAAGATTCAAGGAACTCGGATGATTGTCTACTTCGGCGGAACGTTTGAGGTTCACGGACTTCAGCTTGCGAAGTATGAGGACATCGACGCGCTGGCAAAGAAGATGGAGGGTGCAATGCGCTTAGTGCATCCGAGTTTGAGATTCGATTCGGACGTGTGCTTGATCGTAGAGGACAGAGCAGGCAAGGAGGATGAGGATGAAACTGGCGCGTGAGATTCGAGAGGCGCTTAGGAACGAAGGGGCGATGGCTACTAAGTCAGAGATGGATGCTATCATCGCCGCGAAGCTGGAGCCGGTGAGGGAGGCGTTTGAGTATGCGTGGTCTTGGGTAGAAGCATCATCAGAAGAGGATGAGAGGAAATGTGCTACCGTCAGCGATCTACTGTCTGACGGATGACCTTTTTCCAGAGTGCCCTATTCTTGCGAGAAAATGCTAGTCGCTCCACTGTAGAGTACTGAGGAGGAATTGATGATAAAGGCAACGATTGAGAGGTCGGTTCACAAGGCAGTCTACGACGATTATATCATAAGGATTCTTCTTGAAGCGATGGCTACAGTGGCTAGTCCGGCAGAAGAATTCCCCGGGAGGTCCATTGTCGTCACCATCATGGTAGAGGATGCAACGATAGATGCCAACCGAAGCGCCTGAGAAGATCGTCACTCCCTACTGGTTCCAAGAGGAGACTCTTGACGCCGTAGACAACGCCATTCGCTACATCATCATGCTCTGCGGAACTGGCGCCGGCAAGACATGGTGGATACCTTCCTGGCTGGCCTATCTCATTGCACGGGATGAGGCAGCGGGCAACGGTGAAGGTGCGCGATACCTTGCAATCGGATGCACGGGCGACATGGTGAACGACATGGTGCTCCCTGAGATCGTCGAGCGGTTCAGCGACACTTACCTTGAAGGCCACTATCACATCAGCGGGCGGCGTTACGAGTTGCCAACAGGCGGGAACATCTACCTACGATCTGCTGAGAAGCCTTTCCGCATTGAGGGCCACCACGTGAGAGGCGCGACACTGGATGAGCCTAGTGAGATGAAGGCAACCATCTGGCCAATCATCATGCGGCGGACTGCATACTACAAAGCGCCTGTTCTGTTTACCGGTTACCCGACGAACATGGGCTGGTACTATGAGAGTCTGTACGTGCCTTGGACGAAGGGCGACAAGGACATCGTAGTGATCGAAGCACCGTCAACAGCTAATCCGTCCTATCCGGCAGATGAGATGGAACGAGCAAGGCGAACGCTTCCAGCATGGATGTTCGAGATGACCTACCTTGGCAAGTTCAGGAAGCCGTTCGGGCTTGTCTATCCAGACTTTGACGATAGCTGCTACGTCGATCCGTTTGACATCCCAGGCGACTGGCCCACGTATGTCGGGGTGGATCCGGCGGTGCAGTATGGCGCGCTGATGATTGCCTGGAATCGTGGCGTCTACTACGTCTACAACGAGTACTACGAAGAGCAGGTGTTGTCCGCTCGTGAGTATGCGGCGGCGATGCTTGAGAAGGTTGAGGGTGTCAATCAAGGATGGATCTATGACCCGGCGCGGCTGACTGACGTTGTGAATCTAGCTGATGAGGGATGCGGTCCATTCTACAAGGCGCAAAATGCAGTCCGACCTGGTATAATCACGCTAACCGGACTCATCAAGTCTGGACGATTCAAGGTGATGCGAGGACGTGCGCCAGTGTTCAACGACATGATGGCGAAATACCGATGGCCGACCGACCCGGCAACGGGCAAGATTGTTGACGTAGAGAACCCGATCAAGAAGGATGATCATTTGCCCGACTGCGCTCGATACGTTGGACACACGCTTGAGGGCGCACCGTTGGAGGAACGCGGCGTGATGGGTGTTGACCTGAGCGAGGATATAAGCAAGTACTAAGGAGGCAAGGATGAAAGACGGAGGACCTGCGTTTCCACGGATAGAAGGAGACTGGAGCGACCTGGATGATTCTGATGGGAAGCATCTATACATGAGAGGCGAGTATAAGGCTGAGGGAGGCATGTCTCTACGCGACTGGTTCGCAGGTCATTCTGGTATTCCTTTAGACGCGGCGTTGACGGCAGCTGAAAAGATGTTCGGGGAAGAGGCCACTATTGTACAAGCATTGAAGGTGCGGGCTGCCCTGCGTTATGAGGAAGCCGACGCGATGATCGCAGAGAGAGACAGGGATGCGTGACGGTTGATATGGGCGAGGATATAAGCAAGTACTGAGGAGGCGTGATGGCGACAAGGACGCTATATTTCGCGTTATGTGGAGTGCCGTATGAAGGAATGCAACCGATTGGATTGTTTACGTCTATCGAAGATGCGAGAGCAGAGTGGATGAATACGGAACACTTTAACTCTAATGAATGGCTTGAGTTGCTTGAGTTAGAAATAGGAGACACCTCAAAATGGGTAGCTACAATCAGCTATGACGATTGCGGGAAGATGACCGATGAAACAAGATTTGAGGCGCAAGATGCCCCAGCCCCAGTTCGACGCTAAGGTAACGTCCGCAGACGGCAAGATGCTGCTATTCATCCGTGGTCCGTTTACCGCTGATGATGGGATAGCGTTTCAGTTGCGGATGGTTGCGGTGTCTGAGATGGGGCAGTGGGCGCAGATATGGAAGGGCGAGGAGGGAAGAGATGAAACTGTGGATACTAAGGCCGATTGAAGGACACGCGATATGGGATGATTGGTTCGACAAGGTGTTCGGTTTCGTTGTCAGGGCAGAGACAGAAAACCAGGCCCGAACGTTAGCTGCAGATGATTGTGGCGAGGAGGGGAGGATGGCATGGATCGATAGTGAATCCTCTGCGTGTGGTGAACTCTTCTTAGCGGGTGAACCATGCATAATTATTAAAGACTGCCGTGGGGCATGAGGAGGTAGCGGATGAGAGTTGAGATTGACCTGGCGATACAAACGAAAACGGGCCTTCCGGTCATGGAGGGTGATTACGATCCATTGAAGGACGACGGCCTCACGTACAAGATTCGCAAGGCTGTCTTCTGGCCTAACGGTACGCTGCATTCGGTGTTCTACCTGAGCCACATTACTGGTAAATGGGTCGGAAAAACGGAGAATGGTTTGCTTCCCATTGAGTGCATTATGGGGCCGGAATTACGGGCGCGGCTAGACCCTGAGTACAGGCACGATTACTCTCCAAAGAATCCATCGGCGTATGGGCTACAGGCGGCGTTCGATGCTGAGAAGGTGCCTGATGAGGAGACGAACTTAGTTGATGGCCGGTTCCCAGGAACCTTGGGATAGGAGGGATCTGATGTCAGCGGAAGTGTCTCTGTTCGTAGACACGACAGAATTCAGCCGCAAGATGGACGAAGCGCACGAGAGGATGGTACTGATGAGTAGCCGCCCAGGAAGCAACCGACTGACGATGCAGAAGAAGAAACCCGGCCTATCCAAGCGTCTTGTGCGCAGGATCCAGTCTGGGACGATGGGCAAGTTCTGCCACGCCAAACAGTACCGAGGCGGGCTGGATATCGGGCGGAACGATCCATGCCCGTGCGGGAAGATGAAAGAAGACGGGACGCCGGTTAAATTCAAGCGTTGCCATGGGAGGCAATGAGAGCATGTATACAGGAAAGCTTAAGCGTTTGCGCAAGCACGACCTATATCAAGCGACAACATATACAGCGTCGAGAGATCATGACGCATCCGTTTTGGAGATAGCGCTTGAAGACGCTGGCGGAATACGGCACGGACTCATTAAGGATAGCTTCGCTCAGTTCATGTACAACGGGGATTCGCTGGAAGTGCATGTGGCGTTCACTCTCCGCGATGAGAATGGTGATGTTATCGTGACGTCTCAATGCATCTTGCTGCCTGAAGTTGATGGGCGAACGTACTACTGGGTTGACGATAAGGATGTTTGATTCAAGCGTTGCCATGGGAGGTAGCCAATGAGACAGTCGTACTATGAGATCAAGGTGCTTGCCGAGATGATCGAAGCATTCGACCGCGAGGAGCCTAAGCCAGGAAACAAGACAACCGCATTCATCAAGCGATGGCGTGCCAAGGAACTGGAAGAGAAGCATGGATCAAGCGCACATCTCCAGGCTGCGATATTTGGAATCAATGCTGCGGAGATCCAACAGATTCGAGAGACAAAGAAGTTTCGTGATGAGCAACGAGAAGGCGAACAGCTCAAAGCAAAGATTAGAGAGGCGTGGCGAGCGAAGAGGCTAGCTAAGGCGTCGAGCTTGTAGACGAGCGTGATATGTGTTATGAATATCACCAAGGAGAATAGTATGTCTGGGGGAATAACGGTCGAGACGCTGGCCGAACAGATGCGCGTTGATCGTGCGAATTTCCAGGAACGTATCATCGAGCTGGAACTAGAACTCGAAGACGTTAACTGGCATCGGCTGTCGGGCTCGGGCGCAGACGCCAAAGAGTTCACCCGAGAGGGCTTGCGTACCATCTGCAAGGAATCCTTCCTCTTCTACATGAAGAATCCGCTCATCAAGCGGGCGACAGATACGCAATCCAACTATGTGTTTGGGCAGGGTGTCACCATCAAGGCTGCTCATCCACTCGTTGACGAGGTGGTTCAGTCATTCCTCATTGACAAAAAGAACAAGCAACGGCTCACGTCCGTTCCGGCGATGGTCAAGGCTGAGACGGACTTGCGGATTGACGCCAATCTCTTCGTTGCATTCTTCAAGAACGGGGAGGGCGATGTTCGTGTCAGCCTGATTCCATTTGACGAGATATGGGACGTTGAATCGAACCCAGAGGATCGGGCAGAGTCGTGGCTGTACCTTCGGCAGTGGACACAGACACGCGATAGCAGTGGACGATTCCAGACCATGCGTAAAGAGTATTACCCTGACATTGACTACAATCCGAGCGATAAACCAGCAGAATTCACCGGCAAGTATGGCAAGTGTAAGGTGAACTGGGACACTCCAATCTATCACGTCAAGACGAACGTGGTACTGAATCAGAAGTTCGGTACAAGTGAACTGTATGCCGCTCAGGACTGGGCGAGGGCATACAACAAGTTCCTATCAGACTGGGCAACCATCGTGCGATCGTATGCTCGCTTCGCCTGGGATATGGTGAAGAAGACAGGATCGGCAGGACGACTTGCGGCCAAGACGAAGTTGGATTCCAATATCTCGAACGATCAGTATCAGCCTGCACCGGCAACGGCGTCGGTATTCATCCACGATGAAGGCACGAAGATGGCTCCGATTCACACATCCGGGGCGACGACTAGCGCGGACGACGGGCGGCGGTTGCTTCTCATGGTATGCGCAGCCACGGGATTGCCTGAGACGTTCTTTGGCGATGCGTCTGTTGGCACACTGGCGACCGCACGCTCGTTGAATCGGCCTACTGAGCTGGCCTTCTCGTTGCGGCAGCGATTGTGGGAGATTGTCTTCGAGACCATCCTGGCGTATGTCATTCAGTGCAAGGCAGAGGTTGGATACGAGAGCGACAATCCATACATCAAAGGCGATCTAACCGGCGTGTGGGAAGACGACGCGTGGAAAGAGCCAGCGTTCATCTACGCAGACGATGCCGAGAATGAAGATCCCGACTTGGCTGCGGAGCCCATTGACGTGTCGATAAACATTGACTTCCCGCCGTTGGTGGAAGACGATCAGAAGGCGCAGATTGACGCTATCGTGTCAGCCGCTACGCTGGATGGTAATCCGTTGGCGGGGACACTGGATGCAAAGTACACAACCGAGCGGCTGTTGAGAGTCTTGGGCGAGACATCTATCGAAGAGATCATCGAGAAGCTATTCCCGGAAGGTGAGGAGCCGGAAGCGAAGGCGGTTGGCGCGGCGCTTCAGGATCTCCAACAGGCGATTGAGGCGATAGCCGAAGCGAAGAGCATGCCTATCAATGACGTTGTGAAGCTGTTGGCAGAGACGTATGTGATAGCGTTCAAGGAAGCAAGCAAGGGGATAGATGAGGGGGAATCCGTGATGCAACCTGACTAGCACTCAAGCCCTGACGCGCATCTCTAAGTGTACGGCCTCTCTCGTGGAGGCCGTTTCTGTATTGGCGCGGGAGCGTGCTGTCAAGCGCCTTGAGAAGAAGGTCGCAGCATGGTTCCGGCAGCAAGGGCGTGTCATTTCCAAGGCGTTGCCAAAGATGAAGAGGTACTTCTCCGAGTCGGTTGAGAGCGACTTCGATGCGATGTTCGACAGCGCAATCATGGTGACGGTGCGCAACGGTGAAGAGATCTTCGCAGCGGGGATGGTTCCTGCTGTCAGTCAAGGCTACACGGCAATGGCCGAAGAAGTGGGGATGCAAACTGCGTTCAAGTTAAAGCAGCCGGAAGCCGTCAAATGGGCGCGGACGCAGGCGGCCATTGATGTATCAGCCGTCAACGATACCACGAAAGAGACTATCCGGGGCATGGTCACGCGCGGCCTTGAGAAGGGCGCAAGCTATGACACGGTAGCGCGTCAGATCTCCAAGCGGTTTGAGGAGTTCGCTGTTGGCAAACCACAACTACACATTGAGTCAAGGGCGCATCTTGTCGCCATCAACGAAAACGCTGTTGCGTATGCGCATGGCGAGACGACGCTGATTGATGAGATTGAATCGACTGGAATCAAGATGGAGAAGAGCTGGCACACGGTTGGGGATGACAACGTGAGTGATGGATGTCAGAGGAACGCAGACAACGGATGGATTCAGAATGATGAGGCGTTCGATAGCGGCGACATGACGTATCCCAGATTTCCTGGCTGTCGCTGCAACGTGCAATACAGAGTTTCACGGGAGGGGTGAAATGCCTTGGACTGTCGAGGACGTAGAAGGCTTCAAGAAGGGGCTGACTGCGAAAGAGAAAAAGACGTGGGTAGAGATTGCGAATGGGGCGCTAGCGGCTTGCGAGAAGGCCGGGAAAGAGGATTGCGAAGCCTCTGCGATCAAGCAGGCGAATGCGGTCGTTGGTAGGCTGGGCGAGTCGATCTCTCTGCGAGAGGCGCTACGGAAGGCGCTTGAGGAAGAGGATGCGCGAATAGCGACAGAGGCGGTCGAGCGTTCTGAGATGTCATTCGTTGAACAGGCGGGAGAGTTGGTCCCACATGGGGGGGCATCATGAAATTCATCAACAAGGACGGAATAGCGCGGGTGCGAGTAATCAGCCCTGGACAAGGCACTTCTGCATACTACAAAGAGGAGCAGCTATCGCGTGACGGGTCTGCGTTTACTCGGTATTGGGATGAAGCTGGCGGCGGCTGGGTTGGAGGCATGGTGTACATCGACCATCCAACTACATCAGAGAGGAAAGAGCGACAGGAACGGTCATTGCACGATCTGCTCGGACCTGTTATTGGCACACCGGCTTTTGACAAGAATGGACCGAAGGGGCCAGGGCTGTATAGCGAATTCAAGGTTGCAGAACATTGGCGGCCTTTCGTGGAAACCCTGGCAGAGGATATCGGCGTATCGCTCCGCGCTAGTGGCAGCTCCATCATGGAGACAATCGGCGGGAAGAAAACGAAGGTTGTCGAGAAGTTCAATCCTGGGGCAGGGTTTGATCTAGTTACACAGTCAGGTAGAGGCGGACGGATGGTGCCTTTGTTTGAAGTAGCAACGGAAGCTGCAAGGGCAAAGGTCGCGGACTGGATGAAGAATTCGGAATTCATGGAGAACGACGGACGATCCGAGGAAGAGCGATTCATGGAATTCCTGGAAGCGAAACCAAAAGAAGAGGGGGAAACGATGGAACTGAAAGAAGCACAGACGAAGTTGACCGAAGCCGAGGGAAAGGTAACGACCTTGACCGAAGCGAACAAGACGCTCGTGGCTGACAACGCGAAGCTGGCTGAGGCAATCGCCCTGCGCGATGCAAAGGACATTATCGTCGTAGCGGTAAACGACAAGAAGCACGCCTTGCCAGATGTCACACGGACGCGCCTGATCGAATCACTTACGAAGGCTGCACCGATGAAGGAAGGCAAGCTGGACGGTGACGCGCTGACGACACTCATGGCAGAAGCAATCAAGGCAGAGGTTGAGTACGTCGAGGCGATCAACAAGACGAAGCCTGGTATTCACGGCATGGGCGGCGGTAGCGATGAATTCGACGAAGCCGGGCATGAAGGACGTGTGTCTAGGAAAGCGGCGCAGTATTTTGCCGAGCGAAAAGGAACCGAGGAAGAGTGCAAGCGATTGGCTGAACTCTTTTACAACTAGGAGGATGAGATGCCTGTAAACAAATATGTGAATACCGGACAAAGCGCGGGCGAGCAAGCCAGCTCGACTTACGAAGGCCGAATGCTGACGTTTGAAGAGTCGGTGCTTATTCACCCGTACCATGCTGATGGATTCGTAGATGGGAAAGATCCTGTCCACTATGGCGACACGGTTGGAGTCACGCTGAAGGGCGCGGCTGCGGCCACGGACATGATCACAATTGACACTGAAGGGATCTTCTGGTTGAACGTCCTAGGTATTGTGAGTGATGGGACGGATGACGGGTTGGCTCAGGCATTGACGCCAGGGCAGCGCGTTTTCATCAAGAAGGCTGCTGGCACGGTTGGCGATCCGTACATGTTATCGGGCGAGAGCGACCCACAGAACTTCATCCCGTTCGGAATCACGGAGAGCGCCGTTACCGCTTCGTTGACCGTTCCAACGCTGGTTGCGGTGAAGGTGCACGAGCATCGTAACGACTGGCTCCACGTACTTCTTGGAGCACGAGATGACGAGCTGTTGCTTAATCCGACAGATGCGCTCAGGGAGCAAACCTGGTTGAAGGCATTCTTGGCTCCGTCACGAGCGATGACTGCTGGCGAGACCATCCAGGCGATGAACTTCAGAATGACGACCAACGCCGATGCGGATGTTGGAAATCTGGGCGTTGCTGAATTCAAGTGCCATCACGATATGGCCGGGAAACTTGGAACCATGATGCCTTTGAAGATTAACATCGACAACGGCGGCGGCGGATCGGCTATGGCTGCTGGTATCGAGATTCTTGCTGAGGGTGCAGGAACGGCTCACGACGTGCTGACAGGCATCCGCTTCCAGCAGAAAGACACCGATGGAACGCTGATGTCTGTGATGCGTTTCGACACGGTCGATTCGTTCGGGATTCTGGCAGTTACCACGAACCCGAGCGATACGGGTGTTTGCTATCAGCTCCCCGTTGACATTGCCGGGACGTTGCACTACCTGTTGGCATACAACCAGACAGGAAGCTAGGAAATCTGAGCATCATGGAGGTGCGCGGATGAACGAGATAACTAACTCCAACCTGCAAAACAGGATTGGATACATTAGAGGGCAACTCGGGAAGCTGGCATATGAGCGCCGCGAGCACGAAATCGCCATTGAAGGGATCGACCTCCAAGTGACACAGATGGAGGCTCAGGGTGTGATGCTTGAGGCTACGCAAAAGGACATCAAGACCGACGAACAGAATGAAGTTGGCCGGTTGGCAGTGAAGGAAGCCAATGCCAAAAAAGAGCGGTCCGAGCGAGCGACGGCAGCAGCGAAAAAAAGGAAGGGGACGACGCCCGAAGCAGCGCCACGTAAAGGGAAAGCAGCAGCAACGGCGTGAGCTTGGGGGGACCTCTGAAGAGGATAGGTGAAAAAGATGCCTGATATGGATCTTGGCACGATATTTGCAGAAGCAGGGTTGGAGTGGAAGGGGTGGGAGCCAATTGGTCGCAGGTTTACCGAGCAACAGATTGAGCGCGGGCTGGACCTGATCAACAACAAGGCTGGACTCAGACCACGGGCACACGCGGCGGTGCTGGAAGAGGCCGTTACCACGACTGATTTTCCCCATTTGTTCGGGACGATCGTTGAGCGTGAGTTAATGGCGCAGTATGGGATTGTCCAGCCGGAGTTTGCCGCGTATACGAAGATGGGAACAGTTCCGAACTTCAACCAGCATACACGAAGTCGGAGAAATGGCGGGCGTGGCGTGTTGCGAGAAGTCAACGAGAAGGGTGAGTACCTTGTAACGCCTGGATCGGATACTCAGTATACGCGACAGGTACGCAAGTTGGGCGAGCAGTTCGACATTTCCTGGGAAGCGTTGATCAATGATGGTATGGGCGCGTTCGCTGACATCCCCGAAGACTACGCGAAGATGGCGATCAACACGGAACACAACGAAGTGACGGGGCTATATGCTGATGCGGCTGGACCGGACGCTCTGTTGTTTGGTACGCCTATCGCTGATGTCAACGGTGTGAACGTCACGAACCGTGGCGTGTTGCCTGCGTCGATTGCAAACATACAGGCGACTGCTGGGCTGATTGCCCAACAGACAGACGTGAAAGGACGACCATTGAACATTCGCGGAATACACATCGTAGCTCCACCCGCGCTTGAGTGGGATATGCGATCATTTATGACCTCTGCGTTGCAGCAGTGGACTGAAGTTGGGGCAGGTGGAGGCGTGCCGGTTCCGACAACGAACATTGTTCCTCAGATGGGATTCCAGTTGCATATCGATCCGTGGTTGTCTCAGATTGACGTGAGCGCGAATGTTAACACCACATGGTACATGTTCGCGGACACTGGATTTGGACATGCCATCGGGCTTGACTATCTACGCGGGCATGAAGGGCCGGAAATCTGCATGAAGGCGAGTGATAAGGTCACCATGACTGGCGCTCCGATCTCTCCGTTTGACGGAGACTTCGCAACGGACAACGTGTTCTATCGTGTGCGTGTGGTGTTGGGTGGATGCTATCTCGATCCTCGCTGCGCCTATGCGCAGATTGGTACTGGATAAATCGCTAGGGGATTCCTGGTTGACGTAAGGGAGCACGATCAAAGTATAAAGGCCCACTACGACCAACCGGGAATCCTGATTGCGATCTAAGGAGATGAAATGAGAATGCAAGAGCATGATATGACGTCGACGGTAAAAGGGTTGATCTGTCGAATCAATATCAAGAACTACGAGAAAGCAAGGTGTAGGATTTTTATCGCTCGCCCGTTCTTTGCATTCGCGTGTTGGATCGCAGGATTGGGCGGAGTTGAGATAAACGAGGAGTAGCGATGTCATTCACATACGATCTGGCGACTGACCGGGGCAAGGTGCGTCTTCTGATTCAGGATACGGATACCGTTACTGTAGCGAATCAGTTTTATGATGACGATGAAATTGATTGCTTCCTTACGATAGCTGGCAGCATGGACGGGGATAGTGTGTTCAACGCTTCGGCGCTTGCCTTGGAATCGTGGGCATCGAATCAGGTGATGATCCTGAAGGTGGTTGAACTACTCGATGTTGTAACAGACGGTGCGGCGGTGTCTAGAGAGATGCGGATGCGGGCGGCTGTGCTTCGAGCAGATGCTATCACTTCATCGTCGGATGCTGGATTCGAGATTGCGGAAATGGCGCTTGGTCCATTCTCTTGGCGTGAGCAAGCAATCAACGAGGCAATAAGAGATGACTAGAGCTATCTTCGATCCCAGAATGATGGTGACGTTGGCGGATTACTTCCCGTCTCTATGCACCATTCAGGAGGACGTTGGGGTTGAAGATGAATACGGGCAGGTTGTGCATGACTGGCAGAGCTTTGCTGGGCATGTGGAAATCCCGTGCGCTCACGGGCCGAACAAAGGGCGAGAGGTTAAGCAGCCAGATCAGACTTACGTGGTATCGAACTATACGCTGTCTCTGCGCGGCTATTATCCACTCATCACTGAGAAGATGCGAGCGGTGGTTGATGGTGTGGTCTTTGACATCCTTCTAGCGCAGAGCGACAGCCACGGGATGACGACAAGAATATTAACGAGTGAGGTGAGGTAATGCCAGCAAGTAACAAGACGACGTTTGAGGTGGGGTCGCTAACAATAGCGGCAGCGGGGACCGCACAGCAGTTGACTGCCCACAGGATTCCACAGGGGTTCTTCCTGACGATCCACGCGCACCCAGGGAATGCGGAAGGAGCTTACATCTACTTCGGGAAGACGAAGGCGATCGCGGAGCTTCATCTTGCCACACTGGAAGCGGGAGCAAGCGCGAAGGTCGCAACGGATAACGTGAGCGATGTGTGGTGTGATGGCGCGACCGGCGCGGTTGTGGAATGGTGGCACGAGACGGATAACGCCGATGCGTAGGGAGGTGTGGAATGTCTGAGCATAGTCCAGGAACAGGATTGACAGGGTTCTCGAAGTTTGATGAACAGTGGGGCGTCCCTGTCTTCAAGGCGATTGTCGGGGAGTTAGATACAGCGGCGGCGACGGGGGCCGTTGGTGATGACAAGACAGTGATGGCGATGGTCAAGCAATTGGTTACAGCTATCCAGCAGATTCCAACGACCGCTATGCGCGGTACGGACGATGCTGCATTGGCTACCGATCTGGCGACAATGCAGACGGATGTTGACCATCTGATAGACGTTTCGATGCATGAAACGGCGATCTTCCCTGCCACGACCGGTTTGACCTGCACGATGACGGCTCATGCTGACGCGGATACTTGGAGCGGGTATACGGAGATTGTCGATAGCGCGGCGGCAGCCCTTTCTACGGCATTCGCGTCTAAGGCTGGGCATATCGCGGGACTGGTAGTCGAGGAGTGCAGCGAAGCCTCGAAGAGATATATGTTCGAGATTTCGTATGGGTCCTCACATATTGTCGTAGGCCGATGGCGGATTATCTCCGAGACGAACAACTTGCCAGTTTTTCAATCTCCACAATGCCGTGGAGCACACATCCCAGCAGGCGAGACGATTTACTACCGGGCGATGTGCGAGACGGCGGCGGCGAAAACGGCCACGGTGCATATCCGATACTTCTTGGGGACCTAATGATCGAGATGAAGGTGACGGGCGCGAATGAACTGATGGCCAAGTTCAAGGAGATTAAGGATCAAATGTGGAAGGGCTTTGGAGCTGCGTTGCTTGCTGGGGCGTTTCCCGTGTCGAATGCGGCAAAGGAATTGGCCCCTTACCTCACCGGAAACTTGAGACGGTCAATCCACATTGGCACACTGACCGGGAATATCACTGAACCTCAGCCAGATTCGGATGAGGCAATAATCCGGCAGATGCCAGTGGCCGCCGGGGAGGTTGCGAAGGTTGGGAAATTGCTGGAGAAGACCGGACTGGCTGTTGTGTTGGTTGGGACAGATGTTATCTACGGGCCGACGCAAGAGTTCTTGCATAAGCCATACCTGCGTCCGGCCCTCGACAACAACAGAGAAGCCGTGCAGACAGAGACTAGGCTGGCTGTTGCAATGGTGGTTGCAAAGGTGAAGGCGGCGGCATGAGTCCATACAAGACGCTGAGAACGATCTTGCTGGCAGATATTGACGTGGCGGCGATTACCACAAGGATCTATCCGCGTGTACCTCAGACGCCGACATTGCCAGTCATCACGATTCAGAAGGTAAGCGGCGATCAGGATGCACTACTGGACTATGCCCATCCACGAATGCAGGTGACGGCATGGGCTACGACATACGATGACGGCGAGACACTGGCGACGGCGATTAGACAGGCGCTTCAGAGGTATGAAGGGATAGTTGCGGGGATGAGGGTGGAACAGATTACGTTCCTGAACGACGTTCACATTTACGATGCAGAGACAGGGCGGGAAACGTTCCCGGCAGATTACAGAATGGATTACTGGGAAGAGTGAGAGTTCACATAGGAGTGTGATATTGTGGCGTACAAACAGCAAACAACGATTCAAGATTCAAAGACCTTTCGTATTGGGTCGGTCAAGTTTGAGATCGGGCCTCACGGCGGCGGGTATACGGACGTGGGGGCGCTAGAGGACGCAACGGCCGTCCACAGTTGGGAAGACATAACCGTTCCATCTGACAACGCGGGGATCATCGAAGAGGGAATCACAAAGGAGATGATCACGGTCTCCGCTATCTGGAAAGAAATCAACGTTGCCAATCTAGGGATTGCGTTCGCTGGTATCGGAACACCTGACACGGTAGCGGCGGCACCGGCAAACATCACCGACGAAACCCATGTGCTAACGCTCTATGAACTCACCGAACTGACTTACAAGAACGGTGACGGGACTGAAGTCACGGCTTTTGTCGTTGGGAATGACGCAGCGCCGACGATTACTTGGGTTCGTGATTGCGACTATGTTGTTACCACGTTGCCAAATGGATCTACCGCGATTGCGCGAGCATATCCAGCGGCAATCGAGACGGCGGCGGCTGATATCACACCAAACATCGCAGGCACCTACACATCTGGGTCTTCGGGATTTGCTGAAATCTTGGCACCCGGAGATCACATCACCATTACCGGATGCGGCATTGCTGCGAACAATGGCATAAAGACCGTCGTCACCGCAACGGACGCAGTGATAACGGTATCGGAAGCCGTTGCGACTGAGGTTGCTTCTGCATCGACAACGATCACGCGCGGTGGTATCGCAACAGCCGCAACGGTCTATTGCGACTACACCTATACTCCACTCACTTCCCGCACGATCACGTTCGGCGGGTTGACCACCAAGTCTCCGCTAATCATCAAGCTCACTAACTCTGATGTAAGTACGCCAGCTAAGACCTGGATCATGTGGATATACAAGGCGTACATCGGGGCCGGACTGAATCTGGCATTCCCTGCCGATGACGACCGGAATCCAATGCCGTGCCCTATTACATTCGTTGGGAAACTGGATGTCGATCGAGCGAGCGGCGATCAGTTGTTCAAGATCGTCGATACGCAAGACACAGACTAGCAAATAGCCGGGGCGGGGGAAACCTCGCCCCAGAGTAGGAGGCACAATGAGAGTACAGAAGAACGAGCGAGGCGTCTACGATTTCGATGCACTGGTAATCGTGCCAAGGGTAGCGATTGTTGGTGGAGAGGAAGTAGATGTCTCTATGATCCCCGTTGGAGTCACGCTGAGAATGGCCGCACTTCATGATCGATACAAGGCATTTGGAACGAAGGCAGACCTGGAAGCGGAGATCGAACAAGACCCGATGGGAGAACTCGAACAGATGTGGCAGATGGTGTCGGATGTTTGCATTGTGAGCAATCCGAAATTCACCGTCGAATTCCTCAAGAGCAAGTTGAGTTACGCGAAGTTCACCGCCTTTATGAAGTTCGTACTTCAGCCGGTGAATGACAAGGCAGAAGAGTTGCTTGATGCGCTGGACGATAAACCAGCCAGTGAAGAGGGAAACCCAAAGTCCGACGAGACTACATAAGGCTGGGGAGACTCGTCGGGGAGACAACGGGCCTGATGCACTGGGAGCCACGAGTTGTTCTATGGACGATGAATGTAGAACAACTCGTGTGGTGGTGGACGCAGGCTTGGGCGTTGCAGAACAGATTGCGCGGGATCGACCCTGAAGCCGGGACTACGCCAGGCGGGAACTCGCCAGACAAGGCAGCTATCCGTGCGGCATACGGGAGTGGGAAGACCATCGGGAGGTGATGAATGGCACTAGGGCAAGTAGGCTCAATGGCTGTTGCGCTATTGGGCGACATCAAAGACTTCGAAAACAAGATGGACACGGCTACCGGCAAGGTATCCGCGTTTGACAAGAGCGTTGCGAAGATGGGCGCTGCTGTCACGAGAGTGGCAAAGATGGCCGCACTTGCTGCCGCCGCCGCTGTCACCGCCTTTGCTGTTTCCTCCGTCAAGTCGTTTGTAGCATTCGACACGGGCATGAGGGAAGTATTTACCTTGATGCCTGAGCTATCATCTGAAGCCAAAGAAGAGATGATGGCTGATGTTATGGAGCTAGCTGAGACTATCGCAGTAGTTCCCGAAGAGATAATCCCAGCATTGTATCAAGCCATCAGCCGAGGCGTACCGAGAGAGAACGTCTTCGAGTTCATGGAGATTGCTGGCAAGGCTGCTATCGGCGGCGTGACCACCTTAGAGGTAGCTGTAACAGCCCTTACGAACGTCACGAACGCCTATGGCTCCGAAGTGATCTCGGTGCAGGAAGTCGCGGACATCATGTTCACGACTGTCAGGAAAGGAGCAACGAACTTCGAGGAGTTGTCCGAGCGTCTATTCCAAGCGGTGCCTATTGCCGCTGCTGTTGGAATAGAATTCAGCAACATTGCCGCGATGGCAGCACAAGTAACACTGTCCGGTGTTCCGATGCGCGTAGCGATGACACAGATTCGATCCCTCATCAATGAGGTAGCATTTGAGGGCAAGGAACTCAACAGGGTATTCCAGGAAGCATCAGGTATGACGTTCCCTGAATTCATCGCAACAGGCGGGGACGCTGCCGATATGGTTGCGATTCTAGAAGGCGCGGCGAACGACGCAGGGATCTCAGTTGCTGAACTGACTGCCAATCTTGAGGCACAGCAGGCGTTACTGAACCTTAGTGGCATAAAGTTGGACAGCCTGCGGCTATTGATGATCGAATACGCGAATGTTACTGACGCTGTTGATACCGCTTACGAAGAGATGGCGGCCGGAATCAAGTACCAGTTAGATAGGCTTGCCGTATGGTGGAAGTTGCTCCAGCTAGACATTGGTAAAGACCTCACCGAGAACTTGAAGGATCTGCTTGGCTGGTTGCAAGACAACCGAGAGGCGATTGGCGACAGCGTCAAGGCAATCTTCGACGGTCTCATATCTGGCATGAAGTGGCTGTCGGACAATGCCGGAATAGTCAAGGCCGCACTGATTACGATGGCTGTCGGGTTCACCGCGCTATTGATAGCAGCCCATCCTGCTGCCGCTGCGCTTACAGCAATCGTTTCAGCTCTCGCATATTTCGAGTCTACTGGCGGTGTGGCTGGCGCATATGATGCGGTACAAAATCTAGCACAAGCGTTCAGGGATCTTAGTCTTAAAGAAGAAGGGACTGTAAGAGCAACTGAAGCAGTAACCGAATCCCTTGTCCGCACGTTGATTACAGCGGGCGGCGCACTCCAAGACTTCCTGGATGAATCTGGCAGGGACGCTACGGAGATAGGCAAGATCTATCAAACGATTGTCGGATACCAGGAACAAGCCATCCAGGATCTTGAAGCCGGGATGCGCTTCGATATCGTTCTCGACAATTTCTCGGCGATGGTGACTGGAATCCTCGATGAATATGGACTCTTGGACGGGGAGATAGCGGCGATACTTGCGAGCATTCTAGGCAGGAGCGCCGGCATGTGGTCAGAGATGACGGGTGTCGCTGTTGGAAGCGCGCAGGAAACTAGCATCGCCGTTGACGTAATGGCCGATGATATAAAAACAGCCTCGGAAGAGGCAAGTACGGCGGTTGTGCGCGGTGCTGGAATAATTGCAGAGGCTCTCGAAGATGAACGAGAAGCTATTGGTGCGGTCTCCAGCGCAGCGAGCATAGCGTCTAGGCAACTAATAGCAGACAACGCAACTAGGGCACAAGAAGCACGGAGAGAGGCAGAAAGGCTGGCCGCAGAGGTGGAACAATTTGGGCAACAAGTGCGCGACATTGTCTCTGGCAACTTAGCCGACACGCTATGGGAACTCGGAACCTTCTACCGCAAGGCCCAGGATGCCGAGGAAGACCATCAGCAGAAGATGCAAGACATCATCGAGGGCGCTGCTGATAGGCTTGCGGACATCAACCTGAGCGATCAGCGGCGCAGGGAAGATGCGCAACGCGACCACAATCGAACGCTGGAAGACATTGCAGAGTGGTATCAGGAACAAGTAGAAGCAGGCGAGGCGAACACCTACGAGAAGAAAGCCGCGCTTGACGCTGCCAAGCAAGAAAAGATCGAGGCAGCAGAGAAGACGCACAAGCAGAAGCTCGAAGATCTTGACATCTCACTGACACGTGCAACTGAGGATAACACGGCGGACAGAATTAAGGCCAGTGATGACGAACTCGCTGCATACGAAGAGAACATCCCGAAGATGGGAGAGGTCATCAAGACAGGCTTCGAGAGCATGGCCAATTCCATCATTCAAGCGGGGTTAGACAAAGCAATTGACAAGACGATTGACTGGCTATGGAATATGGCGTTTGAGGCCGAGGCTGCGGCCACTGCGACAAACACAGCCCTGGCGACTGTTGGAACTGGATTGAGCCTTAGTCCTCTGGCGCTGGCTGCTATACCGATTGCGATTGGGACTTCCAGTATGGTTGCTGATTGGGTTGCCGATGCGAACTCATGGTTAGAGAGGCTCTTCGGGGCGTTTGGTTTGGGCAGTGGAGCAGATAGAGGATCGGTCCGCGTGCCAGCCTACGGTGGCGGGGGTGTCGTCCCTGGCCCAATCGGCGCGCCTCAGTTGGCAGTTGTCCATGGCGGCGAGCCTATCGGCGCGGCGGGCTTTGCCGAGGTGCTGGACTACGAACGGATGGGGCAGGCTGTTGCTGCTGGCGTAGCCGATGCAGGCGGGGGAGGGCAACCACTCACGATCATCGTCCAACTTGACGATAGAACAAGATTAGCACAAGCGCTCTACGATCCACTACAGAGAGAGTCTGAACGCAGAGGGGGTACTAGATGAAAGGGCGGCTGTGGCTAGGGTTGGCTGGCTCTGAGACATTGTTTGAGACGGGGTGGAGTGAGCTATCCGAAACTGAATTCGAGATCAGCAGAAGAGGCCGGGTAGCGAATGGCGATCTCGTGATTGACAAGATTGCTACGAAGAAGCAATTCAAGCTGACCTACTCTGTGATGAATCAAACGACCTTGGATCTGCTGATGACTGAGTACAACCGAGGGGTGATATTGAGCCTGATAGTTGAGCGAGAAGGCGGAAGTACTAACACGTACAGAGTGAAGTTTGATCCGATTAAGCGCACGCGGCTACTAGCGATGGATCAGTGGTTGCATAAGGGCGCGTCGTTTACGTTAGAGGAGGTCTGATGACCAAGCAAGCGGGGAATGTTGCAGCGAAGTCGGGCGCGACTACGGTGATTAGGGCGCGGGTGTTCTCTGGGCCGGATGGCACAGGTGAATTACTGGCAGACCTTGGCACGATTGTAGGGCCGCGAACGGAAGCAGAGCGGAAGGACACGGACAAGAAGTTGAAGATGCTCAAGGATCGAAGTGACAAGAAACGAAAGGAGATGAGAAACAATGGCTGATTTAGTGGTGGTAGTTGATTTGGGTTTGGAGCATGTAGCGGCGGCGGTGAATGGACTGGGGGCAACGTCCCCGAAGTGGATTGAGTGGGGGATTGGTACAACAGCGCCAGCAAGAGCACAAGTGGACCTTGTAACGCCATCGGCAGAGGCGAGAACGGAAGGCACGCCGTCGCTGGTTGCGTCTGGAGACGCCGGTGTAGAGACGGACATCTATCGAACGGTGGGAATTATCACGTCGTTGTCAGACGCCCATGCGGTCACTGAGGTGGGCACGTGGACGAATCTCACGGTCGGGCTGATGTTCCTACGTGCGACGTTTTCCGCGATCAACTTGGAGACAGGCAACTCGATTGAGTTCACAATCGACACCAAGTTTGCGCCGGCATAGTCAAGGGGTGGGGCGCGGGGGATGGTACTGCGCCCTTGTGGGAGGTGAGGTATGACGACTATTGCTGCGCCTAGTGCGAATCAGATACAAAGTACGTTGGCTGCAAGCTACACACGAGGGACGGATACGACCGTCGTATTGGTCGATGGGTCGTTGTTTCCGAGCCCGACACCATTGGGCCATGTGATATGGATCAGGGATACGTTTGCGTTTACCGTTGCGACGAAGTGGTGTCTTATCATCTACACCTCGCGGGCAACGAACACGCTGACGATGGGCGGCGGGGCGACGGACTACGCGCTGGCTAAGAACGTGACAGTTGGGGACGAGGCTTACGAATGGCCGATTGGCTCTTACGTCGAGTTGGTCAGTGCGGCTGATGAGATTGCACACTTGTTCGCGCGGGTTGCGGCGGCGATTCACGATGACGTAGCTGGCGAGATCCTGGCAATCGACCAAGACACCGCGCCGATTGGAACGCACGAGATTCTTTCGGAAAATGCGGCTGGGACCAAGAAAGCCATCCCACTCGCGAATCTAGCCTATGGCAATCCGCCGCTCGGGCAGGCCGGTGACGCGAGTTGGGCTAATCGTACCTATGAAGGCTGGGAGATATTCGATACAGTGCATACGTACACTGTAGGCACAGTTGGTGGAGAGGACTTTGCGACACTTGCAGCAGCCGCTGCAGCATTAAAAGGATTGATCTTAATAGTAAGCCCAACCGTACAATTGACTGGGGATATTACGCTCACTGCGGACGTAACATTCTCTGGGTTGATTTCAGCGGGCGGCAAATTTGAGATTGATCTAAACGGGTTCGATATATCCATAGGGGCTGGGTGCTCATCAGGGATAATAGGCAACGGGCCATTTGAGATGATATATAAAACTCTGAACGGAGCCTCGGTGATAGTGCTAACAGCGGGGGCTGCGTCTCCTCCATACTATATGATTGCTGCGTATAACGGATGTCTGTTGAATCTAATTGGCGCAGCGTCTGGGAACACCCTGACGGTAGACGCGGCTAGTGAGGCGATTGTAGCACCAATTACTATTGCAAAAGCAAAAGGGAGATTCTATTCAGTGGTGTACTCAAACATCGGCTCTTGTGTAAAGGGTGGAGTTTACGCGACGGAAACAAGTCACGGAGGATTTATACTTACCGACCCAGCAGCACTGACTGCAGACCGGGGATCAATCCTGATTAAGACAGATGGGACGGTGGTAACAACATGATGAAGATCCGAATACCATTCCAAGAGGTGTAGATGTACGGACGCAACCTATACGGCGCGGCGATGTATGGAGCGACAACAGGTGGGGGCTTCTTCTTGAAGGCCCTCTCTGCCGTCGTATCTGCTGCTGGGTCGGTTGCGCGTAAGACTGGCAAGGGTATCTCGGCAACCGTCAATGCGTCGGTATCAGTTGGCCGCAAGGTTAGCAAGGGCATTGCTGGCGTGGTCAATGTCTCAGGCGATGTCTCGGGGCGGAGACGCTTCAAGGCGCTTGCTGGTATCGTTGCTGTCTCAGGAGATGTCTCGGGACGGAAACGCTTCAAGACTATTGCCGGTGTTATTTCTGTCTCAGGATCAATCATTCGCAAGATCAGGAAAGGAATCTTAGGCGCAGTCAACGTAGAAGGTTCGATCCCGAATCGGCGCATCTGGAAGACTATCGACGCGACGGTGAACGTCTCAGGGACAATCGGCAGGGCCATCTCGAAAGCTCTTGCGACTGTGGTTAATGTCTCGGCAACGGTCGTCCGAGTAGCGGGCAAACTAGCCGAGGGTGGGGTGCTGGTTACCGCCACTGTTGGCAGAGTCATCAAGAAAGCTATCCTCGCAACCGTGGCCGTGAGTGCGAAGGTGCCGAGACAAGTCTGGGACATGGCTTACGAGATGAACAAGACGATTCGGCAGATTCTCGGCAAGGTGCAAATCACTTACACCGATCCTTTCTTCTCTGCCGGGATTGTGGCCGAAGCTTCTGAGACGGGCAGATTCACCTATCCCGCCCAGACTACGGACAACGTGACGGAAGAGGCTTATAAGTGGTTCTCGCTTCACCGTAACCTGCTAGACGGGACCTTCCATCTCCTACCGTCGAATCAGGAATATAGCGTCGGATGGTGGAGCGCGACGCTCTGCAGCGGTGCGGGCGTATTTCTAGCGCCTCCCGTTCTCACGATCACTCATGCCGCGCGAACGGTTGAGAGTTTGCTAGTAGTTGGAGATGACAAGCTGGACGAATATCCGACATGGTTCGTCGTGCGGCTCTACACGGCGGGGGATGTCCTTGTTCACACTGAGGCGGTCAATACTGGGAGCACTGTTACATGGTCGCTGGCTATTGATCCGCATGATGACATTGTGAAGCAGACGCTGACGATTGCCAGGTGGAGCAGGCCGGATTCCGTAGCCAAGATAGCTCAATTCTTCACGATGCTGGAAGAGACTTATCAAGACGGCGACCTATTCTCAATCCGGGTGCTGGAAGAGAGGGAGTTCTCACAGCCAACGATTCCGCAGGGTAACATCTCATCCAACGTGCTCACTGTCAGGTTGAATAACATCGACGACCTGTTCAATGCTGGCAACTTCAACTCTCGTCTGTATGGATACTTGCTCAACAACCGAGCGATCAGGGCATGGCTGGGATGTGACTTGCACTCAGGCGTGCGACACTGGTTCCCGCTTGGGACGTTCTACACCCGTGACTGGAATGCGCCTGAAGGTGAGGCATGGGCTGAGGTTACAGGTTATGACATGATGGATCGCCTGAAGCAGACTGAGTTCTCGGTGAGCCAAGTTTACGAGAATATCACACTGTACGATCTCGCCGTGATTATAATGGCGGACGCTGGCCTGACTTCGGCCGACTGGGACATTGACGCAGTGTTGGATACGGCAGCCTACACAATCCCTTATGCGTGGTTCAACCGAATGTCACACCGTGAGGCGCTGAGAAGGATCGCAGCGGCGGCGCTGGGGCAAGTCTACTGCAACCGCGATGGGAAGATTGTGCTAGAGGTCTACGTTGCACCTGTTGCGCAGCCTTACGACTTTGAGTTCTACGAAGGCAACTACTTCGACATCAACCACCCGCTTGAATGGTCGCAGATGATCAACTCAGTCCAGGCGCGGGCCAATCCCCGAGTGGCATCTGCTGAGCAAGACATCTGCTTGGACACTGAGGCGTTCACCGTACCTGGTTCTAGTTCAGTGACGAAGACGCACTTCTTCGATTCAGCCCCGTGTGTCGATGTGGTTGATCCAGTTGTGTTCACACAAAGCGTCGGCAATATCTCACTAGGGGCACGAACGGATTACGCGTGGGGAATAACTCAGGTCTATACGAACGCCGCTGTGGGTGACGAAGACGTTCTCACAGTGACGATTCGTGGCAAGCCGCTTGAGGTTCAAGGCGGGCGTATCGTTGAAGCAGAAGATACGGACAGCATTGCGCAGAATGGTAGACAGACATTGAGCGAACCGATCACGAGCGAATTTTGGCAGACTGAAGCACAGTCTCAGGCGGTAGCTGATTCGTTGCTGGCATCGTACAAAGATCCGCGACGTGATGTGGTGATGAAGGCACGTGGGAATATCGCGTTACTGCTTGGGGATCGTGTCGTGGCCCCAGACTATCGTGACGAAGTGACGATGGAGTATGGGTTGATGCGACAGGACATTGACTGGGACGGCGGGATGGAAGTTGCGGTCACGGCACAGAAGATCATTGGCGGGCACCTGATTTACCACAAGCACATCGAAGGCGTGGTTGGGGTGTCGGGGACGATCTACGAAAACCTCACTGAGTTGGCCGGTGCAGTCGTGGTGTCAGCTACAGTCGGCAAGACGGTGAAGAAGTCTATATCCGTTACAGTCAATGTGAGCGGGGCGATTGAGAAGACGGCGGGAAAGATGATCTCTGGAGTTGTGAGTGCGATAGGATCGCGGGCTTGGCACTTTGTTAAGCCTATCGCGGCGCTCATTGGTGTTTCTGGATCTGTCGGACGCACTTGGGACTTCTGGATGGGATCTGAGGCTATTGATCGAATTGGCGCATCGCAGATAGGATACACGTACATCATGTCAGAATTGCCTGCTACGATTAGTGGAGAAATAATAACCATTAAGCTATATGGTAGCGGATGGACCGGGACAAATATGAAGGTTGGCACGTTCTCGAAGTCTGGTTTGAACTTCACTCCACGGGACTTTGCTATTATTGCCAGCGTTTCACCAAGCGAAATGACTGAGACTGCTGTATCTATCGACGTGGAGCCAGGAGACTACCTTGGTGTCTATACTGCTGATTCTAGGATAAAGGCGGATGCGACTGGAGTGGGCGTGTGGTTGAAGAGTGGCGACGGATTTGGTGGAGTGAACGCCTACACATGGAGTGCCGGTCAAACACATAGTTGCCGGGGTGAAGGGACAAAGAGCGCCTAGGAGGAATCATGGCTTGGACAGCACCAAAGATAGATTACGTGTCAGCTGACGGGGTGGCATATAGCGACTTGAACGAGATCGGCGCAAACCTCTTGTACCTAAAAGAGGAACATGCCGACTTGACAACTGGAATCCACGGCGCGGTATCGGCGGCGACGGCGAGCAAGATCATCATTCGTGATGCAGCAGGGCGGGCAAAGGTGGTCGCGCCCGCAGCAGAGGAAGACATTGCCCTCAAGTTGAACGTGACGGCTGAGGCTGGATTGCGAGTAGCGGCTGACGGTGTACTGACAACGGCGGTATCTGGGCTCGGCACTTCCAAGGTAGCCAAGGCTGGCGACACGATGACGGGCGCATTGATCGGACGCTTTCCTGACACGAGCTACACGACACCGATGCTGCGGAATATCGTACTGCGAACTACCGTTCCAACTGCGGGGCAGATTCAAAACGGCGAGATAGCTTTCGTGTACGAGGCATAATGGCACTTGGAAAGTACACTCAGATTGGCGGGGTCATCAAGCAGATTGTGGGCGAGTACACTCAGATTGGCGACGTCATAAAGATAGGCACGATTAACGCTCCAAGCATCGACGGCGCGATCAAGCAGATTCCAGTTGGTGACAAGTACATCTGGGCGTGTGAGCAAGCTTCTGACCGCCTCTATGGGATAGACGACCAGTATACGAATCTCGCCGGCTGGCCGGTGTATGGCGGGACGATTGCGAATCCTGCCGCTGTGGCTTGTGATGCGTCTGGGAATTCGTACTGGGCATGTGCCAACAAAGTCTACAAGTACAACCTTGCCGGTACGTTGCAATGGACCTACTCAGGGCACACGGTTCCTGTTGTTTCGATCTGTCTTGAGAATCGTGGCGGGGCGACCTACCTCTACACAGGAGACGCGGGCGGAACAGTGAAGTGCCTCATTGATGGAACAACGATTGCCGGATTGGTGTGGACGAAGACGCCCTATGTCGGAACAGCGTTCGGCCTTGCGATGGATGTCAACAACAACTTGCTCTACGCTGCCTACGGAATTGGCGCAGCCGGAAGAGTCATGCGTTTCCAGACAGTTAATGGAAACTATACTGGTGTGTTCTATGATGCTGGGGTAAACCTCTTCTCGATCGCTATTGACGAAGGAACTCCATCACTCTATATCGGAGACAACGGCGGCCATATCCGCAAGATCTCGACAGCAGGATACGTGTATTGGGACCAAGACAAGGGGGGAGAAATCTACTCGGTCGCAGCAGATGGAAGCTACGGGTATTACGTCAACGGCTCACAGGGCGACGTTGGCAAGTTTGTTCTAGCAACTGGGACAGGGGGATGGCTGGATCAACCTGCGGGAACATCACGTGGCGTGGCAGTCGATGCGTTCGGGAATGTCTACTCAACTCATGGCGCGTTTGGCTCAGTCAATGCAGTCATTCGCAAGAACAATTCAAGCGGGACGGAACAATGGACATGGCAGCCATATGTCAATTCGGAATGGCGTGGGATTGCTGTGTCGCCGGGATTGAAATCTGCTGGATATTAAGGGGTTAGTGTGTGGGAGACAATCGGAGATTTCATCGGACAGGTGGGGTTCCCAGTATTCGCGGCAACATACTTCATGCTGAAAACCGGGCCGGAACTGAAGAAACTGCGTGAGGCAATCACGGCGCTCACTGTGGTTACGGCAAAGTCAAATGGCATGAGCGCGCTTGACGTAGAGACAATCTATAAGCTCGTGAAGGAGTCCAAGAATCGTGGCCGAAGAGTAGAGGATCAGATCAGAGACGGGTTCGATGGGCTTGACAAAGAGCCGTAGTATGGGGTTTAATTGCGGAGCGAGGAGGTTCCTATGTTCATCTGGAATTGGATCAAGGCACAGGGATTGGCTGTTGTGGTCTCTCTTGTGCGAAAACAAGGTGCAAAGCTGGCAGTGGAGTTGCTTGCTAAGGTTGATCCGAACAAGTTGGCAGACGACGTGCGTCCGCATTTGCGGAAGCTCTTCGAGACTGCCGGCCCGGATTGGCAAGCAGCGTTTGCAGTCGCATGGCGCAAGGTGGATGCCTTCGTTGAGGATCTGTTGAAAGATCCCACAGTTGGAATCTAAGGAGAAAACGAACATGAAACGAGCATTGGTACTATCGCTTTTGATGTTGGCAGTCTTATCGGCGGTCGCTTTTGCAGGGCCAGGAATCAATCCGTATTTCGAGATCGAGAACGTAGGTATCACAGCGCAGCCCACTCTGGAAGCTGGTGTTACTCTTGAGGGAGATCTGTGGGACGCATGGGCAATGGACCTTGGATTCAACTACGTCAAGGATGACATCTTCGCATACAGCCGGGAATTTGATCTCAACTTTGAAGCCTCTATCTGGTTCGACCAATACGCAACCGTGAACGAAACCGGCGGGATTAATTATGGGTGTTCATTCGCCTTCTACCAGGGAGCAGGGTATAGATCTAATTATCCTATAAGCTACGTGGTGCTTGGAAATAGCACGACTGGTTTCATGTTAGAAGGGTACGTTGGCCCGTTGACGTTGTGGGGCGGGGCGGAATGGTCAGGCATAACTTCGACGAAGGCATTCAGTCCTACGCTGGGCATGCGCGTTGATTTCAATATCGACCTGTAAATCGGTAGTCGTTCATCACGACTGCCTCCTTGCGCAGTCGCGGGGGTGGAACGAGAGCCGCTCCCGCGCTGCATTCTCGTACTGGGAGGTGCGAAAATGAAACGAATCCTTTTGCTTTTGATCTTATCGCTCAGCTTGACCGGATGTGTCGGTCCACTCTCACCTATTGCAGAACTCAATAACGAGCCACCTGTCGTCGCATTCGGCGGGCTTCATTCACCAAACGGCGTGGAACAACACGCGCCATATGAGCGGGACATCTATGGGACCGGGTACGATCCAGACGGCGAGATTGTTGCATGGATCATTCGCGTCAACGGGGAGACGTTCCGAGTTGGAAACGACGCTGATCGGCTAGAGAGATCAGAGGTGGTCCGTTATCAATTTCCTGGCTCTGGGTGGTACACGCTATCCATAACAGCGTTCGATGACGACGGAGCATCAACGCCCTATACCGTGCCGCCCGATGGGCTATGGCACATTGAGCACTGAGGAGGACTAATGAAACGAATACTTCTGATTTTCCTAATCCTTTCACTTGGCTTATTGGCCGGGTGTTTCCCGACGAATGATGTAGGCAAGCTAACCTTACGCGTTCCAGATTCAGCTTATCCACCTGCAACTGTGACTGTGGTTGCCTCGGGTGTAATAGGCGGACAATTCACTTTCACGATTGAAGGCAAGACGTATACGCAGACGGGCAACTCGTTGACGGTAACAATCAACTATCTGCCATGCGAGGTCACTGTTGTCTGGATTAGCGGAAGCGATACACAGACAGCGACCGAGACAATCTGGCTGAAGAACACTGGTCCTGTCCCTGGGCGCTTGGTTCTCAACTTCATCACGAACCTATGGACTCTACATGCGAAGGAAAGGTATATCGTCACCTATCCTTACGCATACGATCCGCAAGGAGGGCCGATCAAGCTGATATCGGCGACCGTTAAGTGGGGGATCTATGGCAAGCTGGCCGTGTTCTGTCCTCCATTCACTGGAGCACAACCACCGAAGCCTGATGAGTATCACGTCCGGCTGAGCACTGGTGAGATGATCTACAATGCCTTTATGTTCATCCAAGGATGGGGTGTGTACATCGAACCCATATCTGGGCTTCCGTATGCGCCGCCGTCTCAAAGCAACATAGACGACTATCCTCACGCGTCGGTTACCTGTGGCCCATTCTGGCCGACAGACACACGCCCTGGGACTGAAGTCGTTATCACAACTAAGTGGGAAGATGAGCAAGGCGCGACTACGCTGGACATCCAGACGATTCCCGCGAATCCGTACATCGGGTGCGGGGCCGTTCAGACAGCATCGGCGGTGTGCCCATGAACTGGTTTGAAGGACTGTGGTACATCCTAGCTGGGTTCGTGGCGTGCTTGCTGGCGAGCTTGCTCATTACTGGAAGCATCTAAACCTCCTAGGCCGGAGGCGCACTTGTGGGGCGGGGCGTGGGAGACTGCGCCCCGTTTCTCTTTGATTGGACAAATGTCCTAAACCCCTAGGCAAGCCGGAACTTTTCCGTTATGATTGGACTATGGAAACCAAGGAGGCAAGCATGACAAGCGCGGAGTTGATAGCAAGGCGCAAGCGGAATCTGGAGAAGCATGGCGGCCTGCTTGAAGTATCAAGAATCGGCCTGTGCAGCCAATGCGGACAGCTGATTAGCGATACAACCATTGCTCACGGCTTGCTCGGCGGCACAATGTGCAAAGGCAAACCGACACGGGGGTGGCGCTATCGTAGAACGGTATCAGACATCGTTGTTCATCCAGCATCAGAATATCCGCACCTCTCTGCGATATTCGACGAGATGGATAAGGAAGCGCGGCGCACGAAGTCAAGCGTGAGAAGAACGCTAGAATCATCTAGCTAAGGAGGCGACCAAGATGAGCAGAACAATCCAAGAGCAGATCAACGACGAATCGAGGCACTTAGCCGCCATGACGCGAGATCTCGGATTCAAGCATCCAGACAGACTCGCCGTGCTGGAAGTCGTGAGAGAGCTACAGGCGGAACGCGCGCGCCGAAGGGTGCACGACAAGGAGGTAGCAAGATGAACGAAGCGAAGTTTACGAAGAGCGCGCCTATTATGAAAATGCCGCCAATGCCCATCTCATCACCGCCGCACCGGAGATGTACGAGAAAGGGCAGTTCAAACGCAATGTGATCATCCACGATAGCCCTGAGTTTGAGGGCGAATGGGTTGCTGTGCCACGGGAAGATTTCATCGCATTCCGTGCCGCCCTTGCCAAAGCCCGAGGCGAATCATGACCCGCCGCGAGCTAGTCACCAAGGAGGCGACGATGACAACAGAACCAAAGATACACCGGATCTGCCCTGGCCATTATCAGGTTAGCGGGGTTCCATTGCCACGAAGTATTCACATCCTATCCATCTGGAAGCCTGAATGGGAGCAGGATATGTGGCACGTTGTTGTAGATGGGGCGTCTGTCGAGAGTCATAGCTATTTAAGACATGCGAAAGAGGCAGCGCTCAAGGAGGCCAGACGATGAAAGCACAGCACGGGAGCAAGCGCGGGAGGATTAAGCGGCGGGCTACTGGCGGCAAAGTTGGGCGGATACTAGGGAGGCAGCGATGAACGAAGCGAAGTGGACTGAAGGGTTGCAGTTGCAGCTTCTTGAACGAGCGATGAAGAAGGGAATTGAAGTTGGGATCTTCAATGAGGCCGTTGTCGCAGAAGAGTATCTCCGCAATTGGCAGGGGATGATCGCCATTCTGGAAGAACTTGGTGTGGTAGAGATGTATGAGGCGCTGGAAATCTTGCTTGAGTCCTCTGCGCCCTATGGGGGGAGCACGTGTGAAGATGGAGTATACCATGGATTATTCCTTGTCACTGGAAATCAACTAACACATGCGGCGGATAAACTCGCCAAAGCCCGAGGCGAACTATGACCCGCCGCGAGCTAGTCACCAAGATCGAGCGGCTTGAACAACTGGCCGAGCTTGCGCAGGAGGACGGCGACGCCAAGACAGAACATCAGGCGATCGCAGAGATCGAGGAGCTTGAAGACGAACTAGGCGTGATGCCATACGAGTTCGAGGAGGATGAGGAGTGATGCACGTTCCGAAGAGATGGTTAAAGCTGACGAAGCGGGATGCACTGTCGATCTGTATCGAATGGTGGAAGTGGCTGGCCAAGAATCCGACGAAGGGTAAAGAGGATTGGCCTCGTTTGGAAATCCATGGAGGGGATGTGCCAAAGATGTTTGCCGATTGCCCATGCTGTGAATACAAGGGTCAACGCGATATTGCGTACGGATATGAACATTGCAAAAAGAGTTGCCCTATTCCACGATGGGGAAAGATAGACGATGAGGTGATGTGCTGTTCAGACGATTCTCCATTCATCATTTGGGAGTCTGCGCGCTCCGATAGGGACTATAAGGAGGCCGGTAAACAGGCAGAGCGCATCGTCATATTGGCACAGCAGGCACTGAACAGACTGCCGAAGAGGAGGGGCTGATGCTTACAATCGGAGAACGACTCAAAGCGGCGCGTGAGGCGAAAGGATGGACGCAGGCGGAACTTGCGGCAAAGATGGACTACCACGTTGACACCATCTCAAACCTAGAGCGTGGCGTATACAAGCCGACGAGCCGGGCGCTGATGATGTTCGAGCGCGTGTTGAAAGTGCGGCTTGTGAAGTAAGGAGGCGTGATGAACCACGAATACAAGCCCGTCCTACTCTTTGGACACCATTCTCTAAAGATCGGCGGCAAGCAGGTGTACCATCACTATGGCCGCGAGGAGTACGCGATCGAGCGCGATCACAGGCATCTCGTTGCGCTGACCGAATCCGAGCAAGCGATTCTCGATCACGCGCTGGCCTGGGAGCGGGCCGAGCTAGACGCGCAGGA